ATAGCATTAAAAACTGTCATGAAAGTTTCAGAAACAACCTTCCAAGATTTATTAATAAAATCGCGAACTGTTTTATTTTTCTTATACAATAAAACTAATACCGCAATAAAAGCCACTATCGCGATCACAATAAGAGTGATAGGATTCATAGCCATTACAGCATTAAATGCAGCCTGTACTGCTGTACCAATTTTAGTTGCAACAGTACGTGCTTTTTCTGCAACAGTAAGAGCAATCGTTTTTGTTTTCTCTGCAGTTTTTAACGCCGCAGATTTAATACTCGCAGCCGCATTTTTTGCCATCTCTTTTGTATTACTTGCAAGAGCTGCCCCATGTTTTTTAACCCAACCAACTAATTTTTTAGTGCCACTGATTGCATCTTTAGTACCTTTATTTATAGCTTTAATACTTTTAACAAAAGTTCCTATAATATAAATCACAGGACCGAGTGCTGCACCTAAACCAAGAATAATTAAAATAATATTTTGTGCCTTTGGTGATAGCTTGCCAAACATATCGATAAGCGAAGAACCCCAGCCAAGAAGCTTAATACCAACAGGAAGGAGTTTTGTTCCAACTTCAGCAGACATATTTTTCATCTCAGTTGTCATTGCACGCAATTTACCTGAGCCACCTTCTGCTTCTCTAGCAGCTTGACCTTGAACATCTTTGGTTTGTCCCATAATTAAAGAAAGTGTTGCAGCTTGTTTAGTTGCCGCATCCATCTCGCTAGTTGAACCAGCCATAGCAGCCTCAACGCCTTGCTGAGCTAAAACTAATTCATTATCTGCTTTACGCGCTTCCTCTGATTCTTTACCATATTGTTTCACAACATTGATAGATTTTTTACGTGCGTCATCAACTTTGATTGTTGCAGCTTCTACCTTTGCCATATTAACATCAGCTTTCATCAAGCCTTTGCGGAATGCTTCAGCTTTCACTTCCGCTTCTAAAGCACTAATACCATAGTTATCCAACATAGTATTATTACCTTTAAGAGCTCCAGTAAGAGCACGAACAGCATCTTCAGTAGAGCCACCAAACATTGCAGTCATATCGCCTGCAAGTTCTATCAATGTGGCGGATTGTTTTGCAGCTTCTTCTTCAGTAAGTCCACCAATATTTTTTAACATCGAACCCATTGTCGACGCATACTGCATCGCTTCTGTTTTCGCGATACCGTAATATGTAGGAAGTGAGTCAGCCCATTTTCTAACTGTCTCTCCAGATTTTTTATATATCGCGTCGACTGCACCCATCGCGTCTTGCATTTCTGCACCAGCTTTAAAAGCAACAGCACCCAAACCTAAAATAGGCAAGGTCATAAACTTTGTCATCTTACTACCGACCGCTTGCATCTTCGCGCCAGAAGCTTCCATTTTATCGGTCATGGATTTATAATTTTTTTCGGTACGACTAATTTGCTCGTTCGCTTCATCAAACGCTTTTTGCGCTTTATTCTGAGCCTCAATAATTATCTTGAGTTTTTCTTCGTCGGTCATAATGCTATCTTAACATGACTACTTACTACTCTTAGCAGATTTTCGCTCATATTCTGCTTCAGTTTGAAGTTTAATTTTATAACGCTCAGTAAACCAAGTTGGCTGATCTATATATCCACCGTTAGTATATAAACAGCGCATCGCAGCACAGTCTAAAACTATAGGGAAATAGGGGTCAGAGATTCTTCCGCTACCTGAGGGACTTGCGAGGACTCTAAAGTATTGTTTTCTGAGCTGGTTTCTTTTTTTTCGTCAAAGTCACCTTCAACTATTTTCTCTATATGATTAACAATATATTCAAAATCTTTAGAACGCATATCTAGCACTCTATTAAGCACATCAGAATCATTACCGTCAACACTAACAACACAACATTCAATTGAAGCATTCTCTTGTCCTGCGAGCATAGTTTCATTCATGCGCGGCTTCATATCTTTACCTTCACCAGTTGTGCTGATGCTTCTGAACATTGCACCATCGATGCTTTGTTTTTCGCGACCATTAATCCAGTCTTTAACAATGACTATATGACCTTTAATTGGCGTGATAATTTCGTGTGTTGATCTGTCTTCCGACATGATTGTTCCTTTCTAAAAATTGTTAACTATGAATAGCTAACAACTGTGTTTGTGAGTCTTGCAGAAATCATTTTTGCGTCAGCTAAATTAAATAAAGCTTCGAAGTTTAATGTTTGTGTTAATGGGTCGTTAGCATCCCAGCTACGTTCAAATTCTTCAAACGCTACTTCATGCAAATCGAAATATAATTCAGGATTATGCGACGTTCCTAGATCAGTAGTTAAGTCTTTCATTTGAATACGAATAGCTTTATGTAAGTTAGCCATTGCATAATCGCGGTATGTTTGGTTTTCAAAATAAAGCTCAACGCTACCTGTAACGCCGAATTGTTTATTGATAACATCGTTAGGTTCGTTAGAGCCAACAACATAAATAGCTTCAGCATTCTTTTTGATTTCCATATTGAATGAAGTCACATTGATCGCTGATGCAGCTGCTAAACCAGATTGTGCGTCAGCCATTTTGAAAGTAACTTGTGAAGGAATAAATTCTATTTCGTCAGTAAATGATGGCGTGTGTGAACCTGCAGAACTCTTTTTACCTACAAGAGAAATACTGCGTCTAACATAATCATCTGAAGCTACTTCTAAAGACCAAGAGTCAATAACAGCCATAGGAAATGATTCATCATCAACATCATCTTTATAACCTACAGTTAAACTTTTATGATTATTATTATTTGCAAGAGCGAAAGTGTGATCGAAAACATCTGATGTTCCGCGCTCTACTGAAGTTGGCGCTTGTCCAAACAATGCAACAAGTTCTGCACCAATAGAGTTAAGAAATATTTTACCTTCGTAATCGCCTTCACCCCAAAGCTTCACAATGTCTGCAGCGTTAAATTCTTCGATGCGACCCATAGCAGAATCATTTTTTATTAACTCAAATTTATCGTCGTAAGAATAACCTGTTACAGGAATCCAATAATCTATCGTTTCTGCAGTACCTTTAGTAGCTTCAACAGCTATACCTACAGCACCAGTTCTACCTATAATTTTAGTCATTGTTTGACTCCTTAGTTTCTTTCACAGATTGCTTATATAGCTTCTCTGCCTCTTCACGATTTTTTGCTTTAATAGAAACGCCTTCGTGCGGAAAAAGAAAAATTTTATCTTCTTGTTTTTTTGCAGGCGCTTCAACCTTTTCGTTCTTTTTAATTGGTTCAGATGTTTCACTCATGTCAACTCCTATATGTTAAATGATAGTGCAAAATTTGTCTCTTAGTGGAGATTTGGTTTCTTTTGTGTTAATTCTATATTGAAATGCAAGATACCTTCAGTAGAATATATGTTATCGCCGCGCTTCTCCCAGCCCAATCCATAGTCAGCTCTAAGCCCATCGTCTCTAATTGAGATGAAAAGATTATTGGCAAGCTTCTGTTTATTGCGTAAAGCAAAAATAAGAGTACCTTCTTTTACAGCTAAATAGTCAGGAGAAGCAGGGTCATCTTCTCGTTCTTCTAGAAACTCATATAGCTTTGTTGTGCCTCTAGTAAGATCGAAACTTTGATTTAGATCGTCAGTCCAGTCAACAATAACTGCCATAACAATTGCTGTAGTGTGGACGTCTTGCATACTGCCATCGCTGCGAATAATAGTTCCTTCACGCGCAACAGAAACAATAGGCAGGTCATCTTTCTTAGGCGCTAAAGTGTCGCCATAAATATAATGACCTTTAAGTTCTGCAGGTCCTTCAGTTTCAAGCATTGTGATTAGCTCTTTTAAAATAGGGTCGCGATATTCTTCTAATGCCATAGTTAACCCTTTTTGATTGCGCTGCGAATATGAGCTTGAAATTCTTTAACGATAAATGTTTTTCTTATCTCGTCTAGCTTCAACATTACACGTCGAGGAAGTTTGCGGCGCGGTTTATTAGATTGATGGAATTTAAATTGTGGCGCATTGTTAGAAATTTCTACATAATTCGGTCCGAGTCTTTGATTGAAAGACCTTCTCATTTGACCTGTAAGTTCTAGCAGTGGGTGCGATTTATTATCTTTGCGTGGCGCCCATGGTTCACCAAAAAGCGACCCTCTAGTTGCAAAGTTAGAATCAACAGACAAACGCACTTCGCGACCTATGCGAGAAAACAAAGGTTTAGAGTTACCTATTTCTGCAGGAATAGAATTGAAACGACGGCTAAGTTCCTTGCCACCTTCAAGCGTTCCGCTCAAAACAATCATTAGCAATCGCCTCTCATAAATTGCTCTGTAACGCCCACAGTTTCATTGCAAGAACTCAGGTCAGTATTACGAGGAAAGATATTGCCATCGCTGCGAGAAGTTGCCACAACGCGTGCTGTAGAGCCTGTGGCGCTGCTTATGTCTCCAATATACCCATCGAGCATACTTTTTGCTTGAGAGATCTTTTTATATCCATCTTTTGAAGTGTTGTCGGTATCAACATTAAGACCATGATCGCGAATAAGGATAAGTCCTGCAGCGTAAATTTGAACTACAGTTTGCACAATATGCGGAACGCCAGTCTCGTCATTATCGTCTGTCCATTCACCAAAGTTAATTATTCCACTAATTTTTTTGTGAACAAAATCTATTGCTTTGTCTCTAAATTTCCCTACAGCAATATCGGACAAAAGAGAATGAGCGTAAGTGATAAGAATTTTGCTTGAAGCTACTGGAGCACTAGCCAAAGTTATAACGCCAGTTGTCGCATCGACAGCTTCAACAATCACAGCAATACCATCATCATATACAATAACGTCACCATTAACACTACCAACATCAATCTCATCATTATAATTTCGGTCAACAATATAAGTACGACCTACAGTAAAAATTTTATTTGTACCATCAACAACGCCAGTAGGTATCTCAGTTTTATTTAAATTCTGATGCCCAGCTTCCTCGCGAATATCTTGTAACGCCGAGTAGTTAAAATCTGTAGCCGCAGCCATGATGCTCCTGTCGTTAGCGAGCGTCCACTATAGCTTGTGCAACCTCTTGCTTACTTTTAAATTTATGTGCTTTTTTGATACCAAGTTCTTTTGCTATCTCTACTAATTCATCTTTGTCATTGTTGAAAAGCAATTCATCTAGCTCAGAATCTTGCGCAGTTTCACCGCCAACTGTTTCTTGCGGCTCAACATCTGAATCCTGAACAGTTTCAGTTTCACTATCAACGATTTCTTTTTCGGTTTCTGTATCGGCTGTTGGTGATACAGTTTCGCTCGCGCTAACTGTTCCGCCTTCGAGCGTTCCACCCTCATCTGTCGAATCCGTAATCTTGAATCGCCAATCATTTTCAAACACCTCCACTTGTTCCTCAGTGAGCTTCAACACAACTGGTTGCGTAACTTCGAACTTACGTCCAAGCCGATACATTGTATCTCTAGCACCAGACATATTGAAAGGTAATAATTCTATTTCATATGATTTATTTGACGATGTCATTTTGTTCCTTTTCTATTTATAATTGAGAAAGGGAAGCAACCGAAGCCGCTTCCCTGCCCCAGCTCCGTTACCCAGCAACGATCGCGCCGTAAGCCTTTTGATAAAGACCATAGCCAGCGTTTCCGCGCCATAAAGTTCCGTAGTAGTTCTTTCTGTTGAAGAAGTTTCGTTCTGAGCTTTCTTCCAAAGCATCAAGAGGTCTAAATTCTCTTTCTTGAACAATAAACGGTTTCATAGTTCCTGCAGTATTAAGCAAGTACCAGTTAGTCGCATCAGTCAACCAAGGAACTACAAGTATACGAGCTGCACCTTTAAGAGTGTTAGCTTCACCTGTTGCAAGAGTTTCAGCTTCAAGAATTTTTGCAGCTGTGTTTTCTAGGTCTGGTGGTATAACAAGTAGCAAGTCCATGTTGTTGTTAAATGTAGGGCGACCTTGATCGTCTTGCATTTTACGCAACGCTGTGCGAGCAACATTGAAAGATGTTGCATCTAATGCTGAAGTACCTTTATTTGATTGAGTAGTTCCTGTGTCGCCAATCGGGTGATCGGTGTCAAAGAAATATTGTCCATCGTAACAAAGTTCAGTAAAGCCATTAGGTAGCAATGTTTGGAAAACAAGTTCGTCAGGGAACATCCTTGCAGACTCTCCAACGTTCTTAGCTTCTATCGCATACTGACCAGTCTGGTCATCCATGATGTCATCAACATCAACTTCGACTGTTGCTTCATATGCTTCGTTTATGATTGAATACTTGTATTCGCCAAGTTTCTTAGCTTGACGTTCGCCAAGCATTTTACGCAAACGAGGTGCACTAGCAATCCATCCGTAATCTTCTGAACGAGAAGAACTTTTTATTATTGTGGCTACTTTGTCATAATTTACAGGAGTACTTTTAAAACCCTCATAAAAATTAGTGAGTAAGCCTTTTGCTAAAGAAGTGTTCAATGCCATTTCTTATACTCCTTACACTCTGTCGCGAATATCAACGCGAACTGTAGTAGCTGTTAAGAATTCAACAATACGTCCAACAAGAACGTCATTTGTTAAATCTCCAGCGATGTCAACTGTTTCATTATCTTTGATGTAGACAAGAGTATTAACATCCGCGATTGTGGCAGTGCCATCAAATATAAATGTATATACTCCGTTACGTCGAACCCTGATTCTTTTGTCTCCAGCAGAGCCAGCAGAGTTGTCAATAGATTCATCAGCAATACCTGCGAAAATTTCGCTGGCTGCATCTGTACCATTAACTGCATAACCTGCAGCGTTGATAGAAACGATTGCGCCTTCAGGAATACTCACATTACTCATTTTGTAAGATATGATGTCACCAGGTGCCCAATCAAGGTTTCTTTTAGCTGTTGTGATAGCCATAATTTTTTACCTTTCGATTTTATTTTTTACTTAATGCAACAAGTGCTTCCGCGTATGCCGGATCTTCTTCCGCCATCTTGTCCATTTGTTCTGGGGTGATTCCTGTGGCTTTCAATCCCGCAAGGTCATCCTCACTCAATAATTCAGAAGGCTTTTTACCTTCAGTACTTTGATCTTTGTTTACATTTGCATCGGGGTCATCTTTACTGCTTCCTGATTCATCTGTAGAAAATTGTTCTGCACCAGAACGTAAAATGTCTAACACTAATGTTGCTACGCTTGGTTGATTGTCTGTAGAAAGATTTATAGCTTCAGGAAGTTTCGCTAAAGACATAATCTTATCTTTTTGTGCAGGAATAACTTTTTTCTCTTGAAGCAATTTATCAAACTCGTTTGAAAGTTGCAGCTCTGCGTTTTGTAAACGTAAGCGAGAAAGTTCTTCTTCTGCAGTTTCTTTAGCAGGAGGAGTTGGAGCGTCGTCAGTATTAGTGTCGCCTTCTCCATTTGTGTCATCAGTGTTATCGTCAGTTGCATCTTCTGCGTCTGCGATCTGAGTTGTAACATGATCAGCTACATCTTCAGGAACAGTAACATCTTCTCCTGGAGCAACAACGATTTCTTTATCTTCATCGCCCTCTTTAAACTTGACAGTAATTGCAAAGCCTTTATCGTTCTTAATTGTTTTACTTCCCATATTGGATAGCTCCTCTACTCTGTGTCTTGAAAGCATTATAACATCTTCTCCTGGTCTAGCGAGACCAATCGTAGTTAATTCATCTTCAAGCCTACTTAATGCCGCTCCTACTTTCTCAAAATTACTCATCTCGCTAAGGTAAGGATTATTCACTAGCGCAGTATGTAGAAGGGTCGGACCATAATTTTTGTTGTCTGCAGTGCGAATATAATTCCAATCGAAAGAAATAGATACATCAAAAATTTCGCCTTTATCTAACTTGTTGATTGTTTCTTCATCGCTAATTAAAAGATTTCCGTAAAGCCCATCGCCAGGAACAATCTCTAAACTTTGCACGCGCCCAGTATTTGCTTTAACATCGCTTGTATGATTTAAAGGAACAGCAATAGGTGCACCAACAACATTGTTGTTAAAGTTTTGAACAATTTTTTCTGCCCATGCTAAATCTAAAGTCATAATAGGGTTAGAAGACAATCTTGGATATTGAGGGTTAACCCATTCACCAAACTTCGCGAGTTGCTTACGATAAACAAAGCCGCGCATTGTAGCTGCCTGGCTATCGTCTTTAGCGAACTGGATTAGACCACTTAAGTTTTGCATCATGTTTTCATAATACACTAAAAATGTCTACGCGAAATGTTTTTATGAAAATTTATGTTTAACCGCTAGATAGTTTGTCTTTGATCAAAAGATTTGGCAAGGTTTGCTCTGTTGCTATTTCTTCTAATTGATCTGGCATGTTACCTTTTGTTCCAACTCCATATGTTACTGCGTCAGACCATACTGCTGTTGAAATTGCTGCTGCATCACCCAATGTTTGTGGTGAAAGTTGGAAAGCAAGTGGTTGACCTTGAAACCAAATATCCAATGCAGAAATCAAGTTTGTTCCACCGTTCAAATCATCAACGTATGCTTCAACACCAGCGGTTGCACTCGCATTGATTGCCGTGAGTCTGATTGTTG